ATATAGTAATTACACAATATACAAAATTTAGAAATTGTTTAAATTTGAGCATGAAGAAAGGATATTATCTAAAAAAAGATAAAAAAAACGATATTATATTGAATATCTTTGTTGCTGATTTTGTAGCTTATTTGCAAAGTTTGGATAACATGGATGGATGGATTAATCTAAAAATTTACGAAAGATCTGAACCGGCAAGCAATGGACTGACTCATGAAATGGAATATATAAAGAAAACTATAAACAGAGATAATCAATGAATATAGACGAAATTAAAACACAGGCAAGCAAACCAAGGAACAAAACCGGTAAGGGTGGTTTTCGTCCTGGTAGTGGTAGGAAAAAGAAACCGGACGAATCAGAGTTAATGGAACAGCTATACCCGCTTCAAGGCATTGCAATGGCAGCGCTGGAACAGGGACTAAGCAAAGGTGATCCAAAGGCTATGGATATATTCTTTCGTTATTTCTTCGGTCTACCCACCCAGCGCATTGAGTCCAAAGTGGAAGGCAACTTGAATCAGGTTAATATTGAGGTGCTTAGGCCACAAACTGAAACACTAAAAAAAGTAAGTTAGTGCCATGTTGTCGCATCCTGTTGAACTTTTCTATTTAACATAATACCACTTATATGGCGAAAAAAACAAAAGATATCGTTTCTGTCATGTTGGCATGATGGCAAAGGCAGGGCAAAGGGATGTTGTGAGCTGCTTAACCGGCAAATGATCAGCCATAAAGGGACGGGATACAGTGACCGGTACTTTAAAGTTTTACTTTTGGCCAGGGGCGGGGTAAACCCCCAAGAATGAAAACAGTAAAAACCAAACATAAAACATCTGATATACAATGACCCCCTTTTCCACCCTACTTTTCAAACCCAAAACCCAAACTGAATTTTTAATTTTTACTGAAATATGGAAGTAAACTTACAGACTAACAAGATATTCGACATCCTCACGGATAGCGATAAGCGCATTACGGTGATGCAGGGCGGCAGTAGATCTGGAAAAACGTACAACATACTTATATGGTTCATTATCAAGCTATTGCAGGAGGATGGCAAAACCCTTACTATAGTTAGGCAATCGCTTCCGAGCATTAAAGGAACGGTTCTGCGTGACTTCATTGACATACTCTCCCGAATGGAGATATACTCTGAAGACAACCACAATAAGACTGACCAGATATATAGCTTGAACGGCAATATTATCGAGTTCGTATCCGCTGATCAACCTCAGAAGATTCGTGGCCGTGCCCGTGACTACCTGTTCTGCAATGAGGCGAACGAATTGACCTATGAGGCATGGATGCAGCTAATTATGCGTACGAGTGGTAAGATAGTGATAGACTACAATCCCTCTGACTTGTCATCTTGGATTTACGATGACGTAATCCCCCGCAATGATGCGGACTTCTACATAACCACGTTCAGAGACAACCCCTTCCTCCCACCAGAGCTTATTGCGGAGTTGGAGAGGCTGAAGGATGCTGATCCTAACTATTGGCAGATTTATGGTCTTGGTGAAAGGGGTCTTTCGCAGGACTTAATCTATTCTCATTGGAGGACAACTGAGGTAATGGTTGACGATGATGAAGGTGAGGTGGTTTACGGGTTGGACTTCGGGTTTAATGTGCCAACGGCTCTTGTTAAGGTTGTCTTCCACGAAGGGAACGCATATTGTAAGGAGATGCTATACGAGACTAAGCTAACCACTGAGGATCTGGTAGACCGTTTAAAAGCTTTGAATATCAGTCCCTATGACGATTTGTACTGCGATGCTGCCGAGCCAAAGACAATAGAGGCACTTGTCAGGAGTGGGTTTAATGCCAAGCCAGCTAACAAAGATGTTACTGAGGGAATTAGGACTGTAAAGGCCACTCCGTTGTTTATATTAAATGAAAGTGTAAATTTGTTGAAAGAAATCAAAAATTATCGGTGGAAAACCGATAGAAATGGAAATAAATTAGATATGCCCGTAAAATTTGGCGATCATATCCTTGATGCCTTACGATATGGGATTTATTCCAAAATAACAATTCCCAAGGTGACTTGGGGAGCAATTTAAAGATAATGGGCGTATTCGATAGGTTGTTCAATAATACAAAGGGCATCAATCCAAATGTAAATATCACTACGCAGATGCGTGGCATAAATGGTGCGGTTTTGCAGGATTATGAGGATGGCAAGTATGTGAACGAGGGTTATCTGGGCAATGCTGACGTTTATGCTATTGTGACATTCCTGTCACGGAAGGCATCCTCCATCCCTTGGTACGTTTATAAGCTCAATGATACACCTAAAGGTAGGACTGAGCTAAGTAGGTATAAGACGATGAGCCGAAACATTGGTCAGCGTGGCTCGTATGAGGCTGCAGTCAAGGCAAGGAAGAACGCATATTCGGAGAATATTGTGGAGAATAACGAATTGGCGAGGCTGCTTGAAAGACCTAACCAGTATCAGGCCCAAGACCAATTCCTTGAGAATTTATTTGGTTATAGGTTCCTTTCCGGTGAGGGGAACGTTTATGGCAATGATGGTCGGTTGGGCGGTCAGTTTACTGAGTTAAACGTGCTTCCGACCCACTTTCTGGAGATATACCCTGACCCGAACGACCTGTACGGGTTGCTTGGTTATAAGCTCATGGTAAGCAGAGGAATTGATCTACCCAAGGACAATGTGATGCAGTGGAAGACGTGGAGTCCTGATTTCAATGACGTTACCCGTAGCCACATGAGGGGTGTTAGTCCGCTTAGAGCCGCATACAAGACACTCCGCATGAGCAATAACTCAGCTGATGCCTCTGCGATGATGACGGCTAATGGCGGTGCTAAGGGTGCGATAACGCCAAAGCCATTAGGATCAATAGTGCCTAACTTTACTATTGAGCAGGCTAATATTATTAAGAGAGCGGTCAATGAGGACATTAATAGTGTGGATAATAAGGGCAAGGTTGCAGTATTGCAAACGCCTTGGGACTATCTCAATTTCGGCTTGTCTTCCATCGACATGGAGCTGGTGAAAACTATGCAGATGAGTTTGCAGCAGTGGTGCCGTGTGTTTGGCCTTCCTGCTGTTATTTTCGATACAGACACGTCAAGCTACAACAATTACCACAATGCGATGCGTGACCTTGTCACCAATACCATTGTGCCAATGTGTTGCTCACTCCGTGACGAGTTGAATAAGTGGCTTGTGCCAAGATATGGCTCAGAATACTATATCGACTTCGATATTACAGCTCTGCCAGAGATGCAGCAGGATATGGAGCGAATGGTTCGTTCACTTCGTGATGCTAACTGGCTGACAATGGATGAGAAGCGTGTGGCAATGAATTACAGTGAGAAGGGTGGTGCGTGGGATATGAGCTATATCAATCAGGGTTTGATACCTATTGAGCAGGCAATGATGGACTTAAGCATAAGTGATGATAACAGCACAAACAACGGACAGCGAGATATGGGCGATCGTGATGACGAGATTTCCGAAGATCCCAACGGAGAGGACGTGTAGGACAGAGATGATGACAAGGGCAGAGGTGAGGCAGAGTTATAAATTAAGACTATTAGATGAACGCAATGCAGCGCAGCGATTATTGGCTCAAGATGGAGCGGATGCGGAGAGTGGTGGAGCGTAAGTATACGCCCATCATGACCGATGTGTTGCTGAAGGAGTTCGACACTTTTGCAAAAGCTGTTAAACGTGATGGGCCAAGTGCAGCGATGAGTGGGTTGGGAGCTGTGGTCTGGGATACAAAGATAATGGCGGTGATGAGTGATATGTATAGAGAGGTGGCGGTTCAGTTTAGCAATAGTGCGTATAGAGCGGTGGGGGTAGAGAGCAGAAAAGCATATAATCCGTTTAAGCTGAATAGTACGTTCCTTGCGGAGATCATGCGGTATCTGGCTCAATACGGGTTTTACATCGTGGCTTTTATAACGCAAACGACTAAAAAGAAACTTATCAGCCTTGTAACCGCTGCGATGAATGTTGGGGCGAGTGTGGATGACATCGTGAATCTTATTGTAAGCAAAGAGATGGGCGAATATGCGAGGATGAGGGCGAGGATGATAATTAGGACAGAGGTGATGAGAGCGAGCAATTACAGCGTGTCTATGGGGGCCACAGAGCATACATTTAAAGTGGACAAGATGTGGGTGAGTATGAGGGATGCGAGAACAAGACGGATACCTAAAGATCAATATGATCATTGGGACATGGATGGGCAAGTCAGACCACTTGATGAACCATTCCAGAGCTTTGACAAGTTAGGTCGGGTGGTGTTGGCAGATATGCCTGGTGATCCGAAAGCACCTAAAGGCTTTCTGATAAATTGCAGATGTACGGTGGCTTATGTGCCGAGTAGGGATGCGAATGGTAGATTAATAATGAAATTGTAGATATGCCAATATACGAATGTAGCGGAGGCAAATATAGGATAGGTAATGGTGAGTGCGTTTACACGAGCAGAAGCAATGCCGAGAGTGCTTATCGAGCCTATTTGGCTGATTTGGATGCGGAATATGAAGATGATAGCAGGAATGAGAAAGCGGAGACATATAATGATTATCCGGAGGCGGCAACGAATAACGCCAAGCGTGCGATAAAGTATAAAGAGGAAAACGGGTCTTCTTGCGGAACGTCAGTAGGCTGGACAAGGGCAAGGCAACTTGCAAATAGAGAGAGCTTGTCTAGAGCCACCATCGCAAGGATGGCATCGTTTAAAAGGCATCAGCAGAATAAAGACGTGCCGTATGATGAGGGGTGTGGAGGAATCATGTGGGATGCATGGGGAGGCGATGCAGGGGTCAATTGGGCAATAAGAAAATTAGATCAAATAGATAACAAAAATAAGAGTATGATTTACACATATAAGGCTGCAAGGCTTGAGTTTAAGGATGTGGATAGCAAGAAAATGACCGTGAGTGGTTATTTCTCTAAGTTTGGCAATGTGGATAGTGATGGTGATATAATGATGCCAGGAGCATTTAAGCGTAGTATTGCTGATTGGGGGCCGGAAGGCAAGCAGAGAATTAAACACTTGATGAACCACAGGCCTGATATGCCTCTTGGTAGGTTAGCAGTTTTGAAAGAGGATAGCTACGGCCTGTATTACGAGAGTGATTTGGTAAAGACTACATTCGGTATGGACTTTATTAAGATGGCTGAAGGCGGGATAATAACAGAACACTCAATTGGGTTCAATACCCTTACAGAGACCAAAGGTTCTATGGGTAACGAGATTAAAGATGTCAAGTTGTTCGAGGGTTCATCCCTGACAGCTTGGGGTGCAAATATGGACACGCCATTCCTAGGGTTTAAGTCAGAAATGGACATAAACGAACTTAAGCAAGAAATTCGTATTTTTGAAAAGTTTATACGCAATACCGATGCATCTGATAATGTAATCGATTTGTGTGTGATTAAAATTAGGCAATTAGCACAAGCGGTCGAGAGATTAAGTAGCACGAAGGCAACAGCAAATGAGCCGGAGCAGCCAAAAGTTGACGAGATGCTTGAGAAAAGTTTAATATCTATTCTCAAACAGTTTTAAAATCAACAAATGGAAAATTTGAAAGAGTTCCAAGCTGCTCTGGAACTTAAAATGAACGAGCAAAAACAAGAGGTGGCTGCTGCTACCGAGAAGGCTGCAAAGTCCTTTGAAAGCAAAGTTGAGCAAATCAACGAAGAGATGGTTAAGGCTAACAAGACTGCTCTTGAGGCTCTTGAGCAAGTTAAGGAAGCTAAGGCTGCATTCGGTAAGATTGCTGCTAAAGAAGAAAATAGGGTTGCAATGTCATACGCTGACCACATCAATTCTATCAAGTCTGAAATAGCTGCTGGTATCGAGAAGGGTTATGGCCAAATTAAGGAAGCCGTTCGTGGTAACGGTAAAGGATTTGCCTATGAACTTGATTTGAAAGCAGTTGGCACAATGACCACTGGAAACAACCTTACTGGTTCTGTTTACACTTCTTATGTAGACAACCCATATTTGAGAGCTTTCGTAAACCCACACCTGCGTTCAGTGTTCAACATTGTTCCTGTTTCTACCGGTTCAGTATCTTTCCCAAGGGGTAATACTCCAGTAGGTGAAGGTTCTTTCGGTAAGCAGACTGAAGGTTCTGCAAAGCCTCAGGTGGATTATGACGTAACTGTTGTAAATACATCTTTGTCATTTATCGCAGGTTTTGCTAAGGTATCTCGTCAGATGATTGATGATCTGCCTTTCTTGCAAGCTTACTTGCAGCAGTCACTCATCGAGGACTTCCAAAAGGCTGAAGATACTTACTATCTTAACGCTATCGCTGCTTCTGCAACTGCTGGTTCCTCTTCTGGTGCCAATACTGCTGAGAAGTTCATCGATTACGTTGCACAGCTTGGTGCCCTTAACTGGACTGCAAACCTCGCTTTGACAACTCATGCAGGTTGGGCCGGTCTTCTGAAGACTAAGCCATCTGATTACTCAGTACCTGGTGGAATGACCATTGACAACAACGGTAACGTTCGTATCGTAGGTATCCCAGTAATTCCTCATAGCTTGGTTACAGCTTCTAAGATTTATGTGATGGATACTTCTAAGTACGCTATTGCTCAGCAATCTGGACTTTCTGTTCGCTCAACCGAGTTCGATACGGATGACTTCCAGAAGAACCTTTTGACTTTCAGAGCCGAAGCACGTTGCGAGTTGCTGCAATATCAGCCGACAGCTGCTGTTTACGGAGCAATCTAAAAATAAACGGGGAGAGGAGGGACAGCTCTCCCCACTTTTTTTATGCCATACAGCTACGGATATTTTAAGCAAGAGTATTTCAACCATCTATTTGACAACTTCAAGATAGACATTGAGATATTGGATGTAGGGCCAGGTGCGGGGACGTATGGTAATCTGCTGAATCAAGACTTTAAGTTCATTGACTGCATAGAGATTCATCAGCCTTACCGGTCACAATTCCTGCTTGATAGAATATATCGGAACGTATTTATTGGCAATGTCCTAGAGTTCGACTACGCTTATTACGACTACATCATCCTTGGGGATGTGTTAGAGCATATGAGCGTTGACGATGCTCAAAAACTGCTCTTTGATATAACAGATAAAAATATCTACTGCATGGCTGCGGTGCCTTATAGGATGCCTCAAGGTGCTGTTGGAGGCAATGTGTATGAAACACATTTGCAGGATGATTTGACTGTTGAAAACTTTACTGACAGGTACCCGATGATGCGAGGCCTATTTCGGAATAGCGAATACGGGTATTATGTAAACTATAACTACTTATGAACATAGTCGCATCTATCCACTTGTATCATCCAAGGCACAACTGCGGTGCCGAAGCGATGATGCACCAAGTATTGAAAAGTTTGCAAGAGAAAGGACATAACGTTAGAGTTCTTCTAAATAATGCTAACTTCTACAATATAAAAAATAATTACACGTTTGATGGGGTGGATGTATTCCCTCCAAATCCAAATGTGGTAGAAGGGTTGTATAACTGGGCGCACGTCATATTTACCCATCTTGACTATACGAGATGGAGTATTCACATGGCTGCGATGTATAAAAAGCCGGTTGTCCACTTTATTCATAACACCCACTTATACCCAGAGATTGCTGATGCGGAGAAAACACAATATGTAGTCTACAATTCGCAGTGGGGCAAGGAAAGGCTGAACTACAAGTGGGATAATATGATAATGACTCCTCCCGTGGATTGGAGGCATTATGACACGAAGGCGAACACGATGAAAAGTCAGTATGTGACTTTGATAAACGTGAACGAGAATAAGGGTGGAAAGATATTTACAGAGATAGCGAGAGCGATGCCACATAAGCAGTTTATGGGTGTTCTTGGGTCATATGACGAGCAAGTAACCAGTAACCTGCCTAATTTGAAGTATGTTTCGAATACTGTTGACATATTAGATGTTTATAAGCAGACAAGAACGCTGCTGATGCCATCTGAGTACGAGAGCTGGGGTAGGACTGCAACGGAGGCGATGTGTAGTGGGATTCCGGTGATAAGCAGTCAGGCTGAAGGATTGAAAGAGAACTGCGGCAATGCAGGAATTTATATTAAAAATAGGAACGATGTTAAGGAATGGGTTGAAGCAATTGCAAAGTTGGATGACGAAAAGGCGTACTTTACGGCATCAAAAAAAGCAAAAGCACGAAGCAGAGAGCATGATCCGAGAGAAACACTTGATAAGTTTGAGCTATGGCTCAAAGAAAAAGTTTACAGCTACAAACATTGAACATGAGTATATTGGTCAATAGCATATCGGTTATAGCGGATTCATCAGTCGAGCCTGTATCTATCACAGATCTAAGGAATTGGCTGAGGCTTGATACTGCTTACACGGAGGATGACAATCTGATTGCAGAGCTTATAACATCTGCGAGAAAGCATATAGAGAAATTGACCGGAGTGAATTTAGTCAATAAGAGCATGAAGGTGCTGATTAATGTTTATGGCCAGCCAATGAATCCTACCTATGTGGTCGACCTTCCTTATGGGCCGGTTGTCTGCGTTGATTTAGTTAGACTAAAAGCAGGTATAAATGTTTACGACACGCTAACTAAAAATACCCACTACGAATTTATGGGTGGTAAATTATGGTTATATTCACCTGGTGACTACGAAGTGACATACACAAGTGGATATGGTGACTGCCCCGCTGATTTAGAAAGCGATATTTTGACCTTAGTAGCTTGGAGCTATGAGAACAGAGGCAAGAAGATGGAAGGGCAAGGAAGGGAAGGATTACTGCGTAACTACCCTAATTGGGACGGCATGAACTATCATCAGTACAAAAAAGTAGTTATATAATGGCAGGAATTATCAAAGTCAACGGAGTCAATCAAACCATCGCAAAGATTAATAAATTTGCGGAGAGGAAGATTGTCAAGTTGGACAAGATAATGGATCAGAGCCTAAAGACTATTGCTTCTCAAGCCAATGCTAATGCTTCTGGTGAGATCAAGGGTACAGTAAAATCTGATAGGGTAGATACATTGAACTACGACCTTGGCTCTCCTGTTCCTTACGCTGCGTATGTTGAGTTTGGTACTGGTGAAGATGCAGCTAAATACACTCCAAAGCTTCCCGAAGAATGGCAAGAAGTAGCATGGCGTAAATATGTAGATGGATCAGGTAAGACAAAAGAAGACCCATTTTTATATCCTGCTGTAAACGCTGGGTTGCCAGAGATGATAAAGAAAATGAAAGAAAATGCTTGATACAAGTAATGCCGTGAGGCAGGCATATATAACAGCTCTGAATGGCAACATCACCTATGATAGTGTGAATGTTCCCGTATATGGAAACATACCATTCAAGACACCACCAAAGAAATATGTTATCATAAGTGATATAAGAGAAGTGCAAGACCTTAACAACAATGCTTTTTTCAATAATGTTGTTGTAACTTTGGATATATTCGCTGAGCAATACATGACGAATGATAATGGGGTTGTGGATAATATTGCTTCGCAGATAATGCAGATTTTGATGCCGGTGCCAGGTGCTAAACTTTTCGCTGAGACAAATCACGACATTTATCCAAGCCAAAGGTTATCATCAAGATACTTACCGCTTCAAAAGGGGCAGGACTTTGTAGCGAGAAAAATAATAACGATAAGTAATTTAGTAAATCAAAAATAGACAACAATGGCGCAGATTCTTTCAGTTAACCAAAATATCGAAATAGATGTAGCTGGCGGCTCATCCTTTAAGAATTTGGTATGTACAAGCAGCGCAACGCTGAATACGACTCTTGCTACTACGCAAGATCAGACTACATGCGGTGTATTGACTGCTGTCGGTGAGCCTTCCATGACAATAGATTTTGATGCGGTATGTGAGACTGCTCCTACCGTAGCTCAAATCTCTTACGAGGATTTGCTCGCTGCTTCTGTAAACAAGACATTGATAGCGGTAAGATTACAGAACCCAGTTGTGACTGGTTCTTCTGCTGGTGCTGCTTACTACCATCAGTTTTCTGCTTACGTCACTGATCTTTCACTTGCTTCAACAGTTGGTGAATACATCAAATTTAGCGGAACAATCTCTAGCACAGGAACGCTTGATATAACTGTATAATAAACTATGAATACTGCGACTATAACCATGAATGGCCATACCATCAGCCTTCGCTATGGTATGGCTTCATTCAGGTACTTAACTGAAAGATTTGTTGACGGCATCAGCTTTGACAACGGGTCATTGAACGAGATAGGCTTATCACACATTCTTTATAGTGGTTACACAAACCATTGCCTTGTAAAGGATATAAAGAAGGAATACAGCTTTGAGTTCTTCGTAGATTATGTTGAGGCACATCTGAAAGATGAACCTTTTATGGCTGAAGTGATGGATGCGATGAAGGTATGGACTGACAGCGACTTCATCAAACAGACACAAGAGGCGAAGCCTGACGAGCCAAAAAAAAAGAGCTGACGTGGGATGAGATTGAAGCTTTCGCCTTTGGCGAGCTTTGTTTGAGGCCCATGGAGTTCTACGAGATGGCTCCACGGCATCTTGGCTTGATGATTAGAGGTCATCAGGAGAAGAAGGTGGATACTTATAGGCAAACGAGAATGCTGATGTTTACAATGGTTAGGCTTCATGCCGACCCGAAGTCAGCACCAAAGACACCGGAGGCTTTGTGGGAGTTGCCTGGTGATGCTGTTGCGAACCCAGTAGAAGAGGCTGAAGAGTATAAAAAAATCTTTGAACGATTAGGACAATGGCAGAAACCGGAGATTTAATAATTAAGATAGGGGGTGATGCCTCAAAATTCAAGGCCACCATTGCCGATGTAGAGAATAGTCTCAAGTCGTTCAAGGCTAATTTAGGTACTACTGGCCTTAACATTAAGATTGAAGCACTTGGGTTTGAAGAGGCTAAGTCTAATATTAAGGGCGTAACAGAATATGCAGAGGGTACCCTTGGTTCTATTCAGAATAGAATAAAGCTAATTAAAAAAGAGAGGTTAACTGTTACTGCTGATGCAACCTCACTTGCTCCATTCAATATAGCTTTAAAAGAAGCAGTAGATAGCAAAAAACAACTTGAGCAAGCCGGTATTTTTAAAGATGTACCAAAGGAAGCGGCTGTTGCAGAGAATAGCATACAAGGTATTAGTAACAGGCTTTCAGATTTAAGAAAACAAAGGTCGATAATTGATCCTGACACGAATGCAAGAGCTCTCTTGCAAATAAATCAATTAATTGAGAAACTTGAAGAAAAATTAAGGAATTTACAAGTCCTTGGTAAAAAAGTAGCTACTCCAGATGGTGTTTTAGGCGGGTTTAAGCAAATAACTAAAGGAAGTGCAGAAGCAGGTAGATCCTTAACAAGTTTAGCTCTTATTGCTCAAGACTTACCTTTTGGATTTATAGGTATTCAGAATAACTTGCCTGCATTATCGCAAACATTTACTGCATTAAAAAAAGAAACAGGAAGCACCAAAGATGCTTTTAAGGCTCTTGCCTCATCACTTGTAGGCCCAGCAGGTTTCTTTCTTGCATTTAGTGCAGTAACTGCCGCTGTAACATTTGCTGTACAAAAATACGGAAGTCTTAGTAACGCACTTGATGCATTAATAGGAGATACAAGTAAGTTTAGTGAAATTTATAAAAGAACTGCTGAAGGTTTAAAAGAGTATAACGAAAACCTTAAAACTAATGAGGAAATAATTGGTAAAGCAGTGGGGTCACAACAAGGGTTGTTGACAAAGATATCTGCTTTATCTAAAGTAGTTCTTGATGTAACGGAAAGTGAAGATAATAGGAAAAGAGCTCTACAGGGATTACAAGAAATTGACAAAGAGAGGTTTAAGAATTTTGATATTGAAAAAGGTAAATATGAAGGACTAAGAACTGCTGTTGATGATTTAACAAGGTCTATTATAGCCAAAGCAACAGCAGATGCCTTTGCCCAACAAGTTAGTGCTGCTGCTGTTCAATTTGAACAACAAAGAGTAGCTACCGATGTAGCTTTAAAAGATTTACAAGAATTTGAAAGGCTAAATCCAAGAGCAAGAAAACTGTTTAATGATTATCAAGAGAATTTTAAAAATGCATTAGAACCACCATCGCCAAGTGGTCTTGTAAAAGACTTAATGAAGGTTGAAGGGGAATTTATAAAGCAGCAAAATGAGTTAAAAAAAATAGGTGATGAATGGGTAAGATTAGATAATCTTGCTCAATTCTATGCCAAAAACGCTTCTAAATTAGAAGTAATAAAACCGCCAAGTTTAGATGGTAACGGCACTAAATCAGTATTCGCCCCAAAAATAGATTCACAAGCTCTTGATGAGTTTACGAATATAGATAAGATAATAGCTAGGGTCACTAAGTATGGCGATGCTTTTATTAATGTAAATAATTCTGTTGCTGAAAGGACTGAAGCATTAAAAAAACTACTAGAGGTTGATCCTAAGTATTTTGAGTCTTTTCGTGTTGGTTCTAAAGATGTAGACACTGCCCGTGAAGCCATCGAACAGCTGTTAAGAACTTTAGAAAGCAATAAACTATTTGAAAAGCAAAGAGAAGAAGGCGCAAAGCTTAATCAAATATTTGCAAAGCAAGCTGAAGACAGAGCTGCTGCTATAACAAAAGCTGAAGATGCTGCCGTAGAAAAAATGTTCAGAAATGATACATATAATTTAAAACTTAAATTAAACTTTACCGGATTTGATGCTGATTTAGAAAAAGCAGTAGGAACTATAAATTCAGCATTTAAAAGCCTTCAAGATGTTTACGACAGTGTATTTAAGGATGTTATAGAAAAAAATAAGCAGATTGCTAGTAGCATTGAGGGGTATTTGTCTCAGCCAATGACTACATTTTTTGATATTCTTACTAAGGATGGGGAAACATCATGGAAGGACTTTGGAAAGGTAGTCATTGATACGCTTAAAAGAATAGCTACTCAAGCAATTACAACCGCCATAGCAAAGACATTGGCTAATATACTTGCTCCTGGGTTTGGTAGTATAAGCACAGAAGGTTTAGAAGCTGGATTTGAGGCATTGTATGGTGAATCTATAAGAGGCGGTGGCGGACAAGCAAACTTCGGGGGAATAAGAGGCAACCAAGGTGTAAATATGAATGGGCAAGTTGTTATGACATTAAGAGGAGCTGATTTGGTAGGGGCAATGAATAGAACAAACACAACAATAAGTAGAGTTGGCTAAAGCAGAGAAATATAGAATGGATTTTTATAGTCACCAAGGTGACTTGTGCAGGGTATCTTTCTTTGTAGAAGGATACGTTGGGGATATTGGTGCGTTAACAGGTACTAGCACTCCATTCCTGCTCAGAGAGTTTAATACAGATGAGGATATATTTAAGCCTATAAGAGCATTGATAGGTGATGTTGAGGTGGTGACAAGCTCATCAGGAGTTACTGCGGATAGCTTTTTAGCCAATTCAGATACTGATATAGAGCTTAGGTTTTTTTTTATAAATACTACAACGCCATTTTGGAGAGGATTTGTTCTGCAGACTGAGTTCCAAGAGATATGGAGCAATCAGAATCACATTCTGAAGATATCTGCTACGGATGGGTTTGGGTTGCTTAAGAATAGCAAGTTGACTAACCCAAGTGGTTCAATAGATGGTATGTGGACTCCGTTCCAATACCTTGCTTTTGCGTGTGCAAATATGCCTCTTGACTTCACTAAGTATACTATAATAAACAACCTGTACCATGATTCCATGAGTACAACGCTGCCTCAAACCTGCCTTGTGCAAACAAAGATTGACAGCAGGACTTTTGAGGAAACGCCAACGCTTTTTAACGATAACTATGCTGTTCTTGAGAATGTAAATAAGGCGTTCAATCAGACGATATTTCAGCAGAATAATGAGTTTGTACTGCTTAGATTAGAAGAGTTGTACACGCCAACATCAACAAATCTGCGTGGTGTACAAGTTGATGGCGCAACGACAACAAACTTAAGTAGAAGGTATGATGTGCAGATTGGCGTTAACCAGACATTGAAGCCTATCTCTCCGGATATGCTTAGGTTTATTAAGAGGCAAGTCAAGAGTAACACTATCCAATTTGATTATAGCAAGTATGCAGAGGTTATTAGAAACACGTCTTTTTCAAGAGGAGCTCTTCTTGCTACATACCCTACATTTAAAGACTATGCAATAGATGGCTTTACGCTTGTTGAAGGTGATCCAGTTACAAATACAGCAGTAACTTCTCAGATAGCTTATAGGAGGGAATCTTTCACAAGCAATGTCGGGCCATTGAGCGATAACTATATTGTTATACCGCAAGATGTCGATACAACAGGCAAAGACTTTTTGCTTAAATCTCAATCAATCCCTGTGTCTTTTGGGCAAAGGGTTAACTTATCTGTTGACACAAAATATCTATTTGATTGGACATACTTTCTTGGGGAAGATGATCAAGCAACTATGTATGTTGTACTGCAAGGGTTAACTGCAAATTATTCATTGAGAAAGCAAGGTATATGGCAATCATATAGTGCATTTCCACCATTTTCAGTAGAAATTGAATATAATACAGATGAAAATGTATTAGCTAATCAGTGGAATACACTTGATGTAGAATCAGACCCAATGCCTGATTCTGGCACATTAACAATATATCTAGTATGCCCAGCATTAAAAAAAATAGCAGGTCAAGAGCGGTATTTTAAGAATTTAAAGTTTGAGCTTACAAGTCAGTTTGATACCAATGAGGTTCAGATTACTGGTGTGCAGTCTATATTTAGCAAGTCAACTGACCTAAAATTTGAGTTCAGCGATACCATCATTCTTGATAGCTTGGCAACACCAAGTGACAAGGGTGCATTATATGAAAACGATGGCGTGACTATTGCAGATGATAATTGGTATAGGTTTAGATACAGCGGAGAAAGGCAAGGATTTAGAAAGGAGAATGCAATAGCAAGATGGTCGCATAACAGATATGATAGGAGTAAGATAGATTTAAATCTATATGGTGTTAAATGGCTTGATGGAGCAACATCACGCTCAATATCATTCTTAAACACGTTTGTATTCACCAATGATGACCCTAACAAGGTTTATTACATATCCAATATCCGTGAGATTGACTATGCGGCAGCAACCATCTCACTATCACTTGAAGAGGTGTGGGATAATGCAAGGGATGGTGCTGCTGCTGCTAGTAGGACTTTCAGCACGACAGTAAAGACCGGCACTTATCTTTCTAAGACGACAGTGCCTTTTAATACTACAAGCAGCAAGGACTTTGTTGTAACTGCTGACGATAAGATATACTACAAGGGACCAACGCAGTTGACTAATGCAATAACGATATCTCTTGCTGGTAACATTATAGCTACCACAAGCACACCGATAACTGTTACGTTCTTAGTTAAGCAGAATGGTACTACTATCAAGACACAAACCTACTCTGTGAGTGTAAATCCACAGGCTTTTACTTTTAACCTATCTCCAACAGGTAGCATTACGATTAACCCTAATGACTACTTTGAAATAAGTTACTCATCGACAATAACATCAATACAATACACGTCAGGTACATTTGCGGTCAGCGGGTATTCTATACCTAACGCTCTTGACTATGACGATTATAGAGATAAATATTTATACGAATAACAATGGCAGATGCAGTAAGAGCGGAAGGATTGGTTATAGCGGCTACGGATGCGAGCGGTAATGTTTATCCGTTTGCGTGTACGAAGGATGTGACGATGAATATCAGCAGGGATTTTATTGAGCTTGCGCCAAAGACCAATAGTATTTTTCGTGAGTATATTAAGAACAGGACAACTTATACAATTAGCGGTAATGGATTGGTTAAAATAGTTGAAAGCAACACGCAACCCATCACATTCTTTGATTCATTTATTGAGGGTACTGACAGCGTGATTAGTGGCAGCACTAACAGTTTTGTTGGTTACATCGACATGATAGATGCCCAAAATAACTATAAATTGTATAAATTTGGGTGCATATTCCAAGACCTTACTTTGACTTCAGCGGTGGGGCAAAACGCCCAGTACTCGTTCACTTTACAAGGCAATGGCCCTATCACTGAGCTGACTGTTGTGGATACATATACCGTCAGTTCGGGCACCATACCTGCAAGGTCAACGTCTACGCATAAGTTGGTTGCGGTTGGGTATAGGGGCAAGTGGTATTACAATTATACGGTGAGTGCAGGACCGGTGATAAATCTTGGAACGAGTTTGAATGGGGTAAGTGTTGTGGCAGCTTATGTCGCTCTTTAAAAATAGAAATATGAAACAATTAGTTGACAACGTTAAGACAAGTTTATTTGGTGCTGTTGCAGGTCTTCCTGTTATTTGGGAAGGTGCAGAAGCAGGAGATTGGAAGATGATTCTTGCCGGTCTTGGTATGTTTTTAGTAGGTTTATTTGCATCTGACGCTAAAAAGTAATTAGAGATGGATCAAGGTATTCTGGTGACAATCGTGATACAGTCAATAGTGTTCATAGGGGCATTGTCAAAGATGTTCACGGACATGAAGATTAAGTTGAGAGAACTTGACCTTCGTGTCCGTACCCTTGAGAAGAAGGAAGACGAGATAGGCGAGAAGTTGGGCAAGATATTCGATGCTTTGCAAGACATAAAATTAGAGCTAAAAGATAAAGCTGATAGACCATGAGTGAATTTAACTTAAAGAATATCCGCAAAGGAGACACTTGGTCGATGGACTTGAAGTTCTGGTCTGATGACTGCAAAACAACTCCTATTGACGTATCATCATACAGTTTTAAGCTTGTGGCAAAAAATAGTGCAGGCACGGTGCAGTGGACATGGAACGATGCCGACTTTGTTGCAGGAGCTACTACCAATGAGCGGATAGTGACGATAAGTGCGGTGACAACGGCAACGTATAATGTAGGCGAGTACAAATATGACTTGCAAGTAACAACAGCTTCATCTGTGATGACCTACTTGGTGGGTTATGTAAGGGTTGAAGACCAAATCACATCATAATGGTTATAGAGGTAACATTCGATACTACTGATGTATATATAAGTACTACGGTCAGTCCGGTGTACGTTAACGTGAGCTTTGAAGCTCCGGCAGTAGGTGGCGGTGCTGTATGGGGAGATATTACCGGTACACTATCGGATCAAACCGATTTACAGACTGCTCTAGATGCCAAAGTACCATACACAGGTGCAACTCAAGACGTGAGCCTTGGGGAATACGGGATTAATGTTGGCAATCTTATTTACGATACAACACCTACGGGAATACCTACCGACCAAGGTGCAACTTATTGGGATGACCAAGCGGAGACGGTGGCACTTGTGATGAACGGAACAATTCAGAAGATTGGTGAGGATACATTCTATCATGTCAAGAATAGCACGGGTTCAACGATAGCTAAAGGTGTTGCGGTAAGGTTTGCGGGTACTGATGGTGCGAGTGGTAAGATACTTACTGCACCATTTTTAGCTAATGGAACGTATCCTTCGCAGTATTACATGGGGATAACGGCTGAGGCTATTACTAACGGCTCAGATGGCAAAGTTTATCACTTCGGCAAGATAAGAGGCGTAAATACATCTGCTTTCGCTGATGGTGATATTTTATATTGTTCTACAACTGTTGCAGGTGGTTTTCAGACTGCTGCTCCTTCTGCTCCTAATAACATAGTGATTGCTGCTGCGGTAATAAACGCAGGGAATAACGGCACGTTGATGGTTCGTAGCACTACGGGTAGCAACATCAACACGGATGAAGGGGTGCTATTGACTACGCCTACAAGTGGGGAGATATTAAAATATAACGGCTCTTTGTGGGTGAACGATAGTGTAAGCGGTGCATTAGGCTACATCCCTGCCAACGCTGCAACAACACTCACGATAAATGGGGTGACTTACGATTTGAGTACATCACGCTCATGGACTGTTTCAGCAGGTATTTCAGGCAGCGGCGCGAGTGGGCAGGTGGCGTATTGGACGGGAACAAGTGCGC